CCCCTCTAAGCATTTGCTTGAGGGGCTGAATCCCACACTTCACGTGCGGGCTCGAGATTTAAGTTAAATCTCGGTACTGTAGTGGGGTAGGAGGAAGAAAAGATATCCTTCGCTAGCTCCGTGTTGACCTTTCGGTCCCACGAGTTTTTGATCATCCGTATCGCCTTCGTATATCTACGATGGCGGATATGGTGGATCAGAGAGTTGCGCTGTGCGCTTCCGGCGAAGTAATTCTTGTCGGAGCTCAATATCCGAATCGCCGCCGCGGTGGTGCCTCCCTTCTTATTTTCTCGGCCTGCGACTCGCCTTCGTGCGAACGCGGACCTTTTGAATTGCGAAGGGGACACTTCCGCTGCGGCCCGCTGAGCTTTACCGTGCTTTACTCTATACAGGGACTCTTCTTGGCATAGCGCCTCGTTGAGAATCTCTCTAATAGATACACCGGTCTCGTCAGTGGGCAAGATTCGGAGATTGCGTCTTAGCTCGGCATATTTCTTCGAGCTCTCGTGCTTGGTAGTTGCGACCGGGCCACTCGACAGATAGGCTAACATAGTTAGTTTATCTGCGGGTAGCACGCCGCCTCCGCCATGCGCGACCGCTCCAGGGATATGCTTGAGTTTGGACTGTGAGTGGATCATCCTAGAGATAGCGCCTCGTATCGCCTTTGTCTTCCTGCGAGTTTCATCTCGCAGAGAATCAATCGCGTAGAGGCCTTTCTTTTTGCTGATCGCTCTAGCTCCAACTGCCTGTCCGATACGTACATAAGATTCTATCGTTGCTTCTTGGCCGAACTTCTCGACTAGTCTCTCACAGAACACACCTCGTGTTCCTCGGAAACTCTTCTTTAGGTTAGGCTCAAGACCTAAAGCAACGATATTCTTAATGTACTTATCAGCGATCTTCGTAGTAAACAGACCTACTAGGTCGTCACCGCATGTTCTGTACTCACATTGCGTGGCACCGGCGTCGTGAGCGGCGAAACTATTTAAGATAGTTAACACCGTCCACGAAGGCCCGAGCCCCATTAGAGCTCCACATTGCGTTTTCGACCCATCCGATAGAGTATGCTCATTAATCACGGCTTCAACGGCGCGATCCCACCACACTGGACGACCAGTGTTGTGAACGATACGCTCGAGAACGTGACGAGCTAGCTCGATCGAAATAGGATCTGTAGACTTGCTAAGATCTGCGGAGAAGATCATAGTGCGAGCTGGATCATGTCTGCTCACTAAGCGGATAATGTCCTTGTCGTCCTTCAGTGCGTCTCTAGTGACAGTAAAGGTTTTTAAGAACGGCGTCAGAAATGACGTCATGGTTCTTGCTAACCACACTATCTCAGATGTATGCACTGTCGCGACTCGGACCTTACCCTCTGGTGTGCAGATCGGAGCCAGCTTCGCCTTTCGGTTGAATTTCGCCTCCATCAGAACTTCCTGGAAGGTCTCAGTAAACGACCGGGGACGTGGCTCAAATCGCTCATACCATACACTCGAAACCTCCTGCTCCCACCAATTGGTAGTAGGATACAGGCTTTCGCTTGCAGGGTTGAATGATTTGTCCGCCTCCTCGATCGCTTTCAAGCGATCCTCCTCGTTCTGCTCGGCGACTTGCTCTTCTGTGAGAACGTACTCATTTCGTAGGATCTTCCTGACTTCTGTACGCTGTTCTAGGGTTAAAAGCCTAAACGACGTATTAAAGTCCTCAGGATCATACGACCACTGGTACTTCTCCATTAGAGTGATTGCAGCTTCTGCGCGCAACATACGTTGTTCGTACTCGACCATTTGAGCGGATACCTCCCCGTGTTTCTTAAACACGTAGGCGGCTCCACCTCGACGGCCGGGTTGTTCAACGCACGACTTATTACTCGGCAACGGGATTGTCGCGCTCAGGTTTCTCTTCATGTTCGTTCGCTTACTGAAAAGTAAGTCAATGAACTTGTCGAGACGTCTGAGAAGGGACTCTTCCGGCATCGGGTTCTTCGTCGTGAGGCGCACGCGAGCTGCTTCAACCTCTGCTGCGATTTCCTCCGGTCCAGCGGTGAGATGGGTTAGGCCGCGAACGACCGTAGAAGCAATGAACAGATTCACTTCTGTCTTTCCAACTATGTATTCGTTCGCAGTCGAGCCTCTCGTGCCACAGGATCGGAGTCGGTACTTATGGCTGAGAGCTTTCACAGTGGGTAGGAGTCCGCAATACACCATTCTCTTCAGGATCCTGTACATCTTCGCAATCGTTCTTCGATTGTTAGGACCGTACATGTTTCCAGAGAGACTGCCGTAGACAGACTCAAACATTACTCTGATCGCTTCCCAGTTCTGACGTACCAGCAGCAGATTCTTCGCATAACAGGTATTCTTCCTCCATGATTTCGCCGTCGATGGTGACATCGGCAACCGAGATCGCAGGTTCAGACTACTGGACAATTGTCCGTGTAGTCTTTGACTAAGGTCAATGAGAGTGAAAACGCTCGCAAGAGCGTTCTTTATTTTCATTGGCTTAGGTTTGACCTGCTTCTGGTGATCACCTTTGGTGGTCATCGACGACTTAGCATTGACTTTCATCAATACTGTGTGAGGGCGAACGCGTAAAAC